GCTACTAGCTTTGCTGTGGGCAGGTGAGATTCCTAAATGGAATGTATCTAAAGTACGTCCTGCTGGTGCTCGACTGAAGACATTCGGTGGACGTGCCTCTGGCCCAGCCCCTCTGGTTGACCTGTTCAACTTTGCTGTCAAAGTATTCAAGGATGCACAGGGACGTAAGCTATCCTCTATCGAATGTCACGACTTGATGTGTAAGATTGGTGAGGTTGTTGTTGTAGGTGGTGTACGTCGGTCAGCTATGATCTCTCTGTCTAACCTGTCAGATGATCGTATGCGTCATGCTAAGTCAGGTCAGTGGTGGGAACAGAACCCTCAACGTGCCTTGGCTAATAACAGTGTAGCATACACAGAGAAACCTGACAGTCTGTCATTTATGCGTGAATGGATGTCTCTTGTGGAATCAGGTTCTGGTGAACGTGGAGTATTTAACCGTGAAGCATCTAAGAAACAGGCTGCGAAGTATGGCAGACGTGATCCTGAACATGAGTTCGGAACTAACCCTTGCTCAGAGATTATCCTTCGACCATATCAGTTCTGCAATCTCACTGAGGTTGTCGTCCGTGCTACGGACACTGTCGATGATTTGGAACGAAAAGTCAAGTTGGCAACTATTCTGGGAACTATCCAGTCAACCTACACAAAGTTTCCATATCTGCGAAAGGTGTGGGCAAACAATACAGAAGCAGAACGACTGCTCGGTGTGTCTCTCACAGGGATAATGGACAACCCTCTACTAACGAGTAAAAATCATGGACTACCTAAAACTCTTGAACACCTTAGACAGGTTGCTGAGGATACTAATAACAAGCTCAGTGGTGATCTTGGGATTAACCCTAGTGCTGCTATTACATGTGTCAAGCCAAGCGGAACAGTCTCCCAGCTTGTCGATTCAGCCTCTGGTATCCACGCACGACATAGTCACTACTACATTAGAACCGTTAGAGGAGATAACAAAGACCCCTTGACACAGTTCATGATTGATCAGGGTATCCCTAACGAACCTGATGTGTTCAAGCCTGACCAGACAACAGTGTTCTCATTCCCTGTCAAGGCACCTGCTGGTGCTGTTGTCACTGAAGACCTGACAGCCATTGAACAGTTAGAGACATGGTTGATGTTCCAACGTCACTGGTGTGAACACAAACCCTCAGTCACTATCAACGTCCGTAAGGATGAGTGGTTCGAGGTAGGTGCTTTCGTGTACGAACACTTCGATGAAATGTCAGGGGTATCCTTCCTGCCTTACAACGAACATACGTACCAACAGGCACCCTACCAAGAGATCGGCAAGTCAGAGTATGAAGAGTTAGCCAAGAATATGCCAGAAAAAATTGACTGGAGCCTCTTGACAAACTATGAAGAGTCTGATAACACCGTAGGAATGCAGACTATGGCCTGTTCAGGTGATAGCTGTGAAATCGTAGACCTAACCGCATAGGAGAAAATATGCTAGAATTATACGCAGTATTTGCAACAGCAATAGCAATTCATCAGTTGTTAACATAATGATGTACGTAATGGTAAGCCGACGGAACTGTTCTTTCTGTGAGAAAGCCAAGCAGCTTATCAACTCTAGAGGGGGTAGTGTTAGTCATTACTCCCTTGAAGAGTCCAAGTGGATACTTGACTTGTTTAAGAAAGCTGATATAAAGACAGTACCACAGATATGGACATACACAGGTAAACATATTGGTGGTTACACAGAATTAAAGGAATACCTTGGTGACAAAGATACGTAAGAACTTTAGCAAGGCTTTGTATGAAGCATATGATGGCCCTGCACGTACAGCCTTAGTACTATTTCTTGAGAGTAAGGGACACACTGTTGTCAACAACGAAGAGAATTACAGTGTCGATGTTGTCAGTCAGAAGGATGGCCATACATACTTCAACGAGGCTGAGATTAAGACAGGTTGGAAATCGGACTGGCCTGTAGATTGGAAAGAGATACGGATACCTGAACGTAAGCAACGTCTGTTGGACAGACAAGTAGATGGTTTTCTAAACTTCTATGTCTTTCGTGCTGACTTACGTCAGGCATGGCGTATCAAAGACACACTACTGACACAAGATTCTCTACGTGAAGCTAAGGGACGTTACATCAAGAAGGGTGAACAGTTCTTTCATGTACCTTTTACAAAAGCGGAGTTGATTAACCTATGAGTCAAGTTGAGTTCTTCACTGACACTGAGATGTCTGACATAATAAATAACCCACCTCACTATGGAGATGGGTCTATTGAGTGTATTGATTATATGAAGGACAACATGGATACCATGATGTTCTTAGGGTACCTAGAAGGTAATACCAAAAAGTATTTGCATCGGTATCGTTACAAGGGGAAGCCTGTAGAAGACCTGAAGAAAGCTAGGTGGTACCTAGACAAACTAATCCAAGAAATGGAAGGAAGTTAAAAATGTTATTCACACCTCTGCTCTTAGTCTGTATGCAGGATATGTCCATGTGTAAAGTTCAGTCTACTGGAAGTATCTTACCTACAGAGAAACAGTGTATGTTTGAGATCGGGGGTGGCATTGAAGCATTTGAAGCTGCTGGTTTCGTTGTGGTAGATTATCAGTGTGTCACTTGGGAGAAACGACAACCAGCTTAATTACTTCCAGCTTACCCTCTTCTTGCTTGTCTTCCGTTTCATTGGCCCCTTCTTACACTGAGCCATTGTAGGGCGACAAGCAGGGTAGGCACCTTTAGTTCTGTCTTTACGTCCACAAGGCCCACCTGTCTTACAGTTGACCCATCCTGTGCCTTTGTTCTGAGAGAACCAAGTCCTTAGAGAATTTTTAGTCTTAGCCATTTTATTTCTTTTTACTCTTATTGCCCCAATTCTTAGCACCTACTTTACGACACTGAACAAGAGCACCACTAGCATAAGCTGAGGGCCAAGTACCACCGTTGCGTGTGTATCTGGCCTTTACTTTTTTGTAGCAAGCATCACGCTTAGGTTTCTTAGCCATCCTTCTTTCTCTTTGCCCCTCTTTTCCTGTAGCCCGAAGCATATACAGCACGTCCTTGTTTCTCTGCTTCGGCTTTGGTTCTATAGACTTTTCCTGTCTTACCCCAACGGTACCCACCTTTCACTTTGTATACTGGCATTTACCACCTCTCTAGATAGACACCTAGATAGTATATCCCAAGGACACAGACAGTGACCGCTAGGAGTATACCAGATGTTATCTGTATCTGTTCCATTCTCTTTTCGTAGGCTTTCTGTGCTGCTTTCTTAGCTTCCTGTCTTCTCTTACGAGCTTCGACCTGATAGCTTTGCCACCTCGCCCAAGTCCCAGCGGGAGCATAGAGTCTGCACCAAGACTCCAATTCACGACGTTGTTCCCTGATGCGTTCTAATGCTTGGAACTCTTCCCAGTCCCCTTCCTGACCACCTGTTATAGCTGTAATAGGACTATTCTTTTTCTTCTTGACAGCCTCTTGTAACTCTTCCTCAGCGGTCAGGAACTTACCCACCTGACCTACCATATCCTTTACTTCTCTGCCGTTCTCTAGACACTTACGTATGACACTGTAAGCAGCGTTAGCGGCAGCAATGGTTTCTAGGATTGGCATATCACCTGTCCCTTAGGCTTTGCTCTATGTTGTCTAGTTTATTAAAGATGGCCTTGATAGTTTCCTTCATCTCTTTCATCTCACGATCATAGGATGTCTTAGATGCTTCTAGTTGTGCTTTCAAGACAGCAACCTCAGTTGAGAGTTTATTACAGGAAGTAAACAGATACCAGACAACAAGTGCAATAGGTGCAACAAGCCACTGCATGACCAAATCAATAGTATCCATCATTTCAATCACCACTTCTTACAAGACCAGTAACGAGCCGTGAACTTATCCTTGGCTGTGTCACACTTGTGTCTAGCACGAAATGACTTTCGACGCTTAGGGTTTGACTTCTTGATAGTCATGTTAGGATCACCGAAACGGATGATCTTTTCTTTGCCATCTTTACAGGCTTTGACAACGAACTTCTTCGAACCCCCTGAGGTACGTTGAGGTGAGTTGCACTTCATTCTTGATTTGTCTGCACGTTTAGCCACGGTACCGTCCTAGTGTTATAGTCTTTAAGAAACCCCTCCAGATTTCATTAGGGGAAGGTAGCATCCAGCCTAAGATTAGCAGGATTATAACCCATGTCGGTATATCTTGGTTCATAACCTTAACGGATTCTACGGCACCTCCTACAGAAAAAGCACCTGATGATTTATCTACTGTTACATTCTCTCCTGATATGTCAGAACTTTGGTCAATGACAGACTGATTATTCTCAGCACCTGCCTGTACGTTAGCATTTACCGTTGGCCCTTTACTTCCACCACCTAAGAGTGATGATGCTGCGCCTAGCATACCACAGCTACTTAGGGATAATGTTAGGAGAAGGGCCAAGAAGATACGCATTAGTTATTCTCTGGTGGTGGGGTTGGAGCTTCTGCACGTAGTCTATCAAGAAGTGCTTCTGCCTCTTCTGCAGTGTGTGCATTAGCAGTGTTACCCTCTGGTTTATAATAGCTTTCACCACGTCTGATAAGCACACCTTTGCGTGTTATGTCGTAAGGCACAGGAATAGATGCCCACTCTTTAGCAAAGGCCATTAGTGCTTCGTCACGTGTAACACCTTCAACACCTCTTAACCAGTCACGTAGATCAGGTCTTTTATCAGCAGCTAGGTATTCTATGGCAATACGATCCTGTAGTTCTTGGTTGAACACTTCATTACCTGTTAAACCAAGAGCAGTGACAGCTTCGTTAAGAGTATCAGGTATAAGTTGATAAGCACCTACTGCGAAGACTTCACGTGTCCCATAACCACCTGATTGAATGTCTTGTATTTCTCTAATTGTAAGCTGGTCTAAAGGTTTATTGTAACGATCAGAGAAGTAACTATCCATCACACCCCATTGTGTGCGACCATTACCATAATCGTTAGCTGCTCCGTAACCTCCACTTTCACCTTTACCTATGAAACTTAGAAGTTCGTTGTTAGAATCAGATATCTCTGGCCTCTTGTCCAAACCAGTCTCTGAAAGTTTATCACGAGTAGTTTGGTCTAACTCACCTGTAACGTCTAAACCATTTTCATACTGGAAAGTTTTAACGGCATTAGATGTGCTTCTTCCACCACGACCATCGACTGTAGTACGATAATAACCTGACTCTTTTAGACGTTTCTGTGATTCGGTAAGAATGTCAGATGTCTCTGTGCTTGTTGTCGTACCCCTGTTTAATGGAAGAGCTTCAGTTTGTTCTTGAGTAGTTTCTTCAGTTCCAAAACTAAACTTAGGTTCTTCATCTAAAGGTGTAACCTCGATATCTTCTTCACGAACCTGACGAGCCATGTCAAACAAAGGTTCAGGACTAGACAACTGGCCTTGTTCTGTGTCAGTAACATCAACCATAGTAGTTGTGTCTGGGCCACCCTTTGCTGTCTGGATAGCTTGTTGAACCTGTTCAGGTGTCTGTAGAGACTGAGTGATCCCTAGAGAATCCCTGATGATAGCCATTTTGTCAGCATCTTCACGGGCAATCTGTTCCATAGTTTTACGGAACTGTTCTAACTCCATTTGCTGAAGATTCTTACCACCACCTTTAGAGACAACCTGTGATCTATTGCCAAACATTCCCATGTTATTGTACCTTTTGTTCGATGTCACCATCAATGTTAATAAAATACTCACCAACAGCAAGGCTTGCAAATAGTTTCTCATCTGCATCTGTTGTATCAGACCATTCTATTCGATATGGATTCTGAAGAGTACCTATATTAACTTCAGCATCTTGAGGTGTTACAGGCTGGATCATAGTAGCTTCAATAGCTTCAGTAGATACCCCAAGTTTCTTCAGATTTGTTACGTAGAACTGTAGAGTATCTGATGTCTTTTTAACCTTACGGTAATCTTGGAAAGCTGTATTGAATTTAAACCCAACATTTTCAACTTGACTACGGTCAAAGGTTGATAAACGGCGACCACGGTCTGCAATCATTGCTGTTACATCACCTCTATAGTACTTAGAAGCAAAGCCTTTAACAAGAGGTAGAACCTCACGATCCATACGAATCTGTCCTGTATCTACACGTGCTTCTAAGTCATACTCAATCTTACCTAATCCTGTGATCTTAAAGAATGATGACTGCATGGAGCCTGATGCTGTTGTGGCTGCTATATTATACTGTGCCTGTAGACCGTCAATCAAACGACGAGAAGCTAGTTCAGCTTTTTGTGGGTCTAGATTACGGATCAATGCAAGTTTAGAGTAAGTATCATCATTGTAGACTTGTGACATTGTTTCTTGCTTGAACAAAATAGGTGATGTAGCAATGTTGACAGTAGCCTGACCAACACCCACAAGGAAGTTCTCACGGTGTTCAGGTTGCTCCATCATAACTGGTTTCATAATACCAATACGTTCGATAGCTGCGAAAGTAACACCATGTCTACGAGCTAAGTCATCACGTTCCTCTGCCTTAGATACTTCTTCAATGTCATGAAGTTCTTCAGTTACGATAGCTGGAACTTCGTTGACGACATCTGAAACAATTTGATCTACTGATGCAGGGTCAACTTGAAGTGCAGGTTTAAACTCAGGTAGTTCAAATATGTCTACGTAGACTGTATCTTCAGCCTCAATAGAGTCTAGTGTCTTTAGAATCTCTGGGTAACGTCCTGATACATATGCTGACCAATCAACTTTGTCTGACAATAATGCAGCTGCAAGTACTGGGTCTGTCTGTCCTAGTTCCTTAGCCTGAAGCATCAAGGATTTAGTGATAGGTTCTAGGATTTCAGCCTTAGTTGCAGCTAGGGTATTCTCGTCGTATTTCTCTAGGGTTGTCAAGAGTTGATCAAGAGTGTCGATCTGTGATTGAATGACTTGCCAGTCACCAGTTTCGATCAGAGGCGGTTTAGTGAACTGTGCCTTGACAACATCGAACT